AAGATGATGTCTATCCGCAAATTTGACATCGCCTGTGATGGGGATGATTGTTTGTTGTTTATGGAGCGGAGTGATCTTGCTAAGGTTCTGGAGAGGCTACCCACCATCTTTCGATGTTTTGGACATAAAATTAAGATGGAGGGAATATTCCACAGATTTTGCGACGTCACCCATTGTCAATGTAAACCTTGCATTGGAGCACGGGGCTGGACAATGGTAAGGAATTGGACCAAGGCTATTAGTATCCTTGGTTCTCATAAGCATTTTCACTCGCCATTGGGTGGATTGCGTGCCCTTCGGTCCATTGCTTTGTGTGAAAGACACATTAACAATGGCATACCGATTTTGGGTGAGTGGGCCAACATGATGTTACGTCACACTAGTGGCGTCAAAGCAATAGCGCTTGAGCACATGGATGATCAGCGCTATTTGCTTGAAAGTGTTGGTACCCTAGACGTTGCAACCTTGGAGCGAGAACAAACTGTTAAACCATCACTAGACTCTTATCTGTCGTTCTGCGATGCTTTTGGGATTAGTTTGTGTCGTGTGCGTGCTTTGGAGGCTGAGTTGAGAACAGTGGACTTCCCGAACCTATACAAGTTTCAGAGTAGGGAGGAGGTTTTTGTCGGCAAACGGCGGCACTATATCTTCGATGACCCATGACCTCTTGTATATGTTCTCTTCTTAGGCCGAAGCATGGCTTGAGCCGATCATAGTTCGCTGAAGTAGCAGGTAAAATTAGCTAGGTGCGGTTTTGCTGGTGTGTGGGAATGGTCACCTCTTAAACCTGTGTGCTGACATCCCTGAAGATTGTGATCCGATGAACACGAAGTACAGGCAAGATCTGGCTGTTTGCTAGGGTAACCAGGCCCGCTCGGGTCAGTGCTTGCTGAGGGCGTCGGATTCGGGGACGGGTCTTCCTCACAGTAGGTTGTACATGTGGTCCCGTGATGGGATTACTGTGAGTCGTCTGGCGTAGAAAGAGCCCGGGAGGCGTCTAAAACCTTTGGTTTGGGGGGATTGGGACGTCACGACCCCAGTCCATTCGCAGGAACCACCCCCATCTCCGAATTTAAGGGGGAAGGGACACATCTATGGGGGAAGGGGGCCACAGGTCCACGCTTCCACATTTTCACACATTCGGTTTCTTCGTCCTAGTTAGTCTTGTTAAGGACGCCATGTGAAGAGTTGAGTAACATGGCTAGTTTCGCAACATACCTGGCTGCGGTGACGCATCGGAGAAAGGAGCGCATGCGACAGTAGGATTGGGCGTAATGGGTCTGCTCAGTTAATAGGTCTGGTTGTGGACCGGGGCAGACTATGTCACA